ACTCTGAGGCTTTGGACAGATACACATACAGGCTCTACTGTGTGGTGTCGGTCATACTTTAGGCCAGGCACTCGAGAAGCTACCCATAATCCTTTAGAGGGTTTGAATATAACAAGTGGTGTGTGCTTAATAGATGAGTGTCAAACATTAACAGCCGAGGTAGCCCATAAAGCTTTAGGGCGTTTAAGAAGTGGCCCTAGTCCTATTATGATCTTAGTGGGCTTGCCTGTGGCAGATGCATGGTGGTGCAACATGGCTGAGGAGGCAGGCTTTGAGCCTCTGCTTTTTACTAGCTATGTTAATCAAGCTAATCTCTCAGATGCATGGTTCGAGGCTACTAAGATGTTACCTGAGGCTGAACGTGAGGCCATGGTAATGAACAAGCCCGCCCCGCCCACAGGTCTTATCTATAATGAGTTTACACATAAGCACATCATAGAGGGGTGGCAGTATCAAGAGAACATGAGCGGGCGTATAGCTATAGACTGGGGCTTTAGAAAGCCCTCTGTTTTAATTATGGCCTATGATGATGATTTACAAGCATCTGTTATCTGCCATGAGATAAATCCTGCTGAGGTGACTACTGCCCAACTAGCTGAGATGATACTTAAAGTGGCGTGGCCTCGCTCGCTTAAAGCTCAAGCTAATGGGCCTAAGATATGGCTTGATGATGGAGTAGCTGACAAGGCGGGCAAGGCTCGCAATGATCAGACAGGCCAGAGTGCTTTTAGAGCAATGCGAAAGCCAATCGCTCAAGGTGGCCTAGGTATGCATCTTAGAAATACATCAGACCCTATAAGAGTAGATATACTCAATGGCATACAGAGGCTTAAACGTGCCTTTGATTCTAAACGTTATCTCATCACTAAAGAGGTATGGGATTTAGGAGAGAGAGCCAGAGGCAACAGCATTAGAAAAGCTTTGCTCAGTTACTCATGGGATAATAAAGAACAGCCTAAGAAAGATGGGCGTGAAGACCCACTTGATGCATTGAGATATGATTGCATCATGTTCAACTGGCATGATTTACAAACTGACTCTAGACAATATACACCTAGAGCAAGGGGGGCAGGTTCTGTTAATAATAAACGTAAAGTCAGAGTAGGTAGAGCAAGTAGACAAACTTTTTAGGGCATACTAATGGAATACACTGAGAGATACTTAGCTATAGTTTTATTAGACCTTATAGGCTCTACTGCATTTATTCAGAGCATGGGGGCTATGAGGGGTGCAAGGTGGCTACAGTATCATGATAAGCTTGCTAGGTCTTTAGTGTATCGTTTCGAGGGCAGAGAGATAGATAGAAGTGACGGCTTTCTACTCAGCTTTGAGAGGCCTATAGATGCTGTTAATTTTGCTATACATTATCAACAGAGCATACCTGATAAAACTAAGTTAGGCGCTCGAATAGGTGTGCACTGGGGCAAGGTCGTAGAAGTCAAGCAAGATGAGCTACACACCATGATAGGCGCTAAATCAGTAGAGCTTGAGGGTATCTCTAAAAACATAGCAGCTAGAACTATGAGCCTATGTCAAGCAGGGCAAGTGCTATTAACTGCAGAGGCTATGCAAGCAGTTAAGAGGCGTACTAATACATTTACACCCAGAGGCACCCGCTATGCTTTAGCAGGTGAGTATAAATTTAAGGGAGTTAGAAAGCCTCAGCTTATCTATACAGTGGGCGCTACTATTGAGAGTCTACAGCCTCCGCCATCATCAGACAAAGCTAAAAAGATTGCAGGGCCTAACAAAATCAAGAGCAAAGCCAGAGATAGGAAATTAATAGAATGGCTGTTCTGGGCTCTTTATCGTTTTGCCTTTGCTATGCTCCTATGGTTTTGCTTTGTAGCTATGCCCATCTTGAGTAAAAAACAGTATAGACTTATAAATGAGCTAGATGATTATTTCTATTGGATTGATTATATTATGCTGTTTATAACTCGATTAAGAGAGGTGCTTAGTGTCTGATAATAAAACAGATAGAGAGCTAACAAGAGATGAGAAAGCTAAAAGAGGATGGTGGTTTAGTGTAGTATTCTTATTGATTGTTGTAGGCCTTATCCTATTTCTAACTTATGTAAAAATAGTAGATGAAAATAGAGATGTGTTAGTGGGCATCTTAGGTATGGTCACAGGCTCAATAAGTAGCATGATGGCTATAGCCTCAGGGCGTGACCCCTCAGAAGTTGAAGAGCTTAAAGATAAGCTTTCATCAGCTAATGCAGATAGAGAGGCACTTATTGCTAGGCTAAGAGATGCCCAGATACAGATGCAAATAAAGCATGATCAGCTATTAGAGCTACAAACTGCAATCATTAACAAGCTTAGTCTCTTTAGTGACAAGCCCCCCATCAAAACTAAAACAGAGCAAGATATAGTTTTACACCCTGATGTAGAGAGGTGGCTATAGACAGCTTGCACCTCAGGAGAGTCTAATTCTTAAGGTGCAAGCTGTTTGTTCAACTCTGGCACCTTACGCTCTTAAGCGAGTAAATAAAAGCTTAACCACCTTACCTAGTCTCAAGCTTTTTTATGCTTGGTAGGACGGACTAGATAAGGTGGGTAAACCTAAATACCGAAAAAACGCCAATCTCAAAAAGAAAGACTTATCACGTTAACACTGTTAACACTTCAAAGTCAAGCAAAAAAATAGATATATTGCTAAAAACTTTATTTGTGCTTATAATGCATCTAGAGCCCATTAAACTATGCAGGGGTACTATGAGCAGAGAAGATAGAAATCCTAAGCACATGCGAGCCCTTGCGCCTCAATTCAGAACAAGAGGCATAACAGGCACTCAGCTTAATGGTGGCACCATTGCAGGTAAAGAGCAAAACCCTCGACTTAGTGGCCTTAACTGGGTTCAAGAGGCTGAGGAGATGCTTAGAACTGACCCTATAGTAAGGCGATCATGGCACATGCTAAGGCAGACTTTGCTAAGTGCTACATGGCGTTTTGAGTCAGGCATTGAGGGCGATGCAGTAGCTGATGAGCTTGCACGTTTTGCAAATGAGGCCTTTGGTTTTGATGGTTACTCAGGGCAGATGAGCCTAAGCTTTGAAGATCAGCTTGCTTATTTATTCGAGTTTGTACCGTTGGGCTATAGATATGCAGAGGAGCTATATAAAGTAGCACCCGACAGCACAGGGCAGGTCAGAGTGTGGCTAGATCAGTATGCAGATCGTGAGCCATCAGCACATAACAAATGGCTCTCTCGTGACTCACAGCAGTTAGATGGTGTGGTGCAAAACATAGTTGGTACTACTTACACACCCGAGCCTATACCTGCTCATAAGTTATTACTGCTCACCCTAAATAAAACAGGTTCAAACTTTGAGGGCGTGGGCATGTTACGCCCTGTATGGTGGTGGTGGCGTACCAAGCAAAGAGCAAGTAACTTAATGTGTGTAGGCTTGGATAGATGGGCTGTGCCTACTCCTAAAGTGGTAGTAGATAGATCTCAAGCAGAGATGGCAGGCCTCACAGATGCAGATGTTAACGCTATGATAGATGATGCAGAGGCTCAAGCTCAAGCTTTCTTAGCTACTGAGCAGAGCTATCTAGTAGAGAATAATGTAGTTAAGTTTGAGAGCTATGCAGAACAGCCCAATTTATATGCACAAGGCCCGCTTGATATAATCACTAAATGCAATGCAGAAATCAGTGCTAGCTTCTTAGCTCAGTTTGCTGATCTAGGTAATACTGAAACTGGCGCAAGGTCAGTGGGTGAGATACACCTAAGCATTTTTAGGCGTGCTGCTATTAACCTATGTGATATAGTGGCCTCTGCTATAAGTGGCATAGACAGGCGGGGCGGTGGTACTATTGGCAGGTTAATTAGATGGAACTATGGCGCAATAGATGCAAGCAAGCTACCTAAGCTCACTCATACAGGGCTTGATACTGATGATCTAGCAGAGAGCATGGGCATGTTACCACAGCTAGTACAAGCAGGCATCTTAACGCCTGATGATGAATTAGAGAGAGCTATTAGAGAGAGACTAGGTGCAGGTGACTTGCCAGAGGAGGCAAGCAGATCAGCCCAAGAAAGAACAGCCTCAGCAAAGGGTGGCAGTAGTCTAAGTGCTTTCACTGAGAAGCTCATTAGGAGCAAGCGCAATGGCTAAGACTCAAGCCCAAACACCTGCACCCAAAAAAGATCAAATTAAAGGCAGTGCTAAAAACCCTAAGGGCTCAGCATCAGGCTCAAGAGGTGGCATAAAGATTAGTGATAAGGCAGAGACTGCCATTAAAAACATGCTCGATAAGCATAATGACAGATACAATGCTAAGAGTAAGCAGGTTAATATGGGCATGCTTAAGAGTGTGTTTAGACGTGGGGCGGGGGCTTTCTCTGTATCTCATAGGCCTGGCATGAATAGAACTCAATGGGCATTAGCTAGAGTCAAAGCTTTCTTAAAACTTGTAGGCACAGGTGAGAGAAAAAAAGCATATAACACAGACTTAGACTTATTACCCAAGGGGCACCCTCAAAAGGTAGAGAAAAAGTCTGAATTATTAGCACCTGCTAAATACTCTCATATAGACTTTAAACCACCTCAAGGCGCTCAAGATAATGCTAAGAGAGCATTAGAAGTAAGAGCAAGCAAGCCCCCATCTCAAAGGGGCATGACTGATGTGGGCATAGCTCGAGCACGTGACTTAGCTAACGGTAAAACATTAAGCCCAGATACTGTTAAGCGTATGCTTGCATATTTCGATAGACACGAAGTAGATAAAAAAGGTTCCACGTGGAACATACAGGGCAAAGGGTGGCAAGCTTGGCATGGGTGGGGCGGTGATGCAGGTTATGCCTTTGCTAGAAAAGTAGTTAAACAGATGAAAACTGCAGATGAGAAAACTAAATCACTTAGAGCCTATGGTGAGGCTGTGCAATTAGCAGAGCCTGCCCCTACTTATGATGTGCCTGATGGGCTCATTATTGGTAAGCCCTTTAAGACTTTGGCTTTAGGTCAAGTAAGCTCTAGGCTCAATGGCTCAGCCATAGGCTCAGAAATTGATACAGAGATGCTCTCAGAGATGGTGAGAGTATTTAAATCTAGACGTGATGCAGACCCTGTTATTATTGACTGGCAACATGCAACATCTCCATTTAGTGGGGGCTCACCTGCCCCCCCCGAATCAGGTAATGCTCTAGGTCTTATAGTAGATGTAGAGCTTAGAGAAGATGGCCTTTATGCTATTCCTGCTTATAATGAGCGTGGCTTAGAGGTCGTAAGAAATGCAGGTGGTGTGCTGTGGTCAAGCCCTGAGTTTATTGCGGGTGATGTTTACACCCGAGACGGTGGCGATAAAATAGGCAATGCACAATTATTAGCAATAACTTTAACCCCACGCCCTGCACAGTCTAACAATAAGATTAGTAGGGTAACACTTACAGAGGAGCTAGCTGAGATGAATAACATTGAAGAGCTATCTAATGAGGCCTTGCGTGATATGGTGCGTGAGCTTCAAGACGTGATTAAAAACATGAAAGCAGATTCTGAGGCTAAGCTCACAGAAGAGAAGCCAGAGGATGAAGCTGAGAAAATGGCTGAGTCTAAAGATGATGATGCTGAAAAAATGGCAGAATCTAAAAAAGATGAAGAGGAAGAAGCTAAGAAGATGGCTGAGTCTAAAGATGAAAAGAAGAGCTATAATATGAGCGAAAATTATAATGTTATGCTTTCAGAGGTTACTGCACTTCGTGAGCAAGTCAGTAAGCTTACTGCTGATAAAGAAGCTGTAGAGATGAGAGAAGCAGTAAGCACTCTACTACGTGAGGGGCGCATTACTCCAAATGAGCAGAGCACTGCTAATGATGCTTGGAAAGTTAAAGGCACACACCCTGCTTTTTGGCAGATGTTTAGTGAGCGCCCTGCAAATAGCTCTGTGCCTTTTAATCAAGTAGGCCATGGCGCAAGTGGTGAAGAGATTAGTATTAAAACTCTTAATGCTAAGATTGAGGAACTACAGTCTGAAAAGGGCATCACTTACTCAGAAGCATTAAATCAATTTAGAACAAATAACGCTGATTACTACAATCAAGCTTATGGAGTTAAATAATGAATAATCAAACAATTCAAACTTTTGTTGCAAGTGGTGCTATCACTGAGTTTGCTTTAGTATCACTTGATACTGCAGGTAAAGTTAAAATTACAGAAAATGGCACTGAAAAAGCTTGCGTTGGTATTGCTCAGAGAGCAGCCGCAGCAGGTGAAGCTGTAGAAGTAGTTACAGCAGGATTAAGTAGAGCTATTGCAGGTGGCAATATCACAGCTTCAACTGACCCTAGATTAAAATCTGTAACAGGCACTACAGGTAAAGTAGAGACTGTAGCAAGCGGTGACTTTGCAGTCTGTCGCATGATTCCTAACATTAACCAAACTACAGCAGCAGACAATGATCAAATCTTGGTTATGTTTGTAGGCCCTGTAGTAGTAGAAGCTTAAGGAGCTTAAAAAATGGCATCATCATATTCAAATTTACATCCTGTAGACCAAATCCTTACAGGCCTTGTAGCTGAGGTTATCCCTAGCGATGCTCAGCTTATTGCTGATAAAGCACTTGAGAGCATTAGTATCTCAGAGCGCAGTGGTACACTTCTAGTAGAAGAGACTAGAAACTTTATGGGTGCAGGCGCAGGCCTTGACCTCGAGCGAGCGCCAGGCGCATCACGTGCAATGATTGGCTCTTTTGATCGTACTAGCCAAACCTTTAAAGCAAAGATTCACTCTGCTAGCGATGCTATTGCTATGGAAGATATTTTCGATAGTCAATACCCTGGCTCTGAAGAGGCACGCATTGCCCGCAAGGTAAGCCGAGTGCTTAAGCTTGATCGTGAGAAGCGTCTAGCAGATATGCTTTTCAATACAGCCAACTTTAATAACTCTGCAGCATCTAGCACATTTAATGCAGCAGGTGCAGAGCCTCTAAGTGAGTTGTTTGATCTTAAAGATACAATCTTCTCAGCAGCACATGGCATTAACCCAGATACTCTTATTCTAGGTCGCCAATGCTTTAGAGCCCTTGCTAAAAATCCTGAGGTTCGTGGTTATCTACAAGTTGGCGCTACACCTAATGGCGTTGCAAGTGGTAACAAGATCTTAAATGATGAGGCTGTATTAACCTGCTTACGTGATGTTTTAGGTATTCCTAACATCTATGTAGGGCAAGCTCTTAGAGAGACTGCAGTGCCTGGCGCTACTAGCTCAGAATCTGCTATTTGGGATGGCACTAAGTTATTTATGGGCATCTTGCGTGGCTCTGATGCAGTAGTTCAAAAGTCAGGAAACGTTAAGGGTATGCCTGTAGCTGCTCTTAATCTTCAATTCTCTAACATGGTGGCAGGTCAATATGACTCTTTAGACAAAACCCGCCGTTATGTATGGGGTGAGGAAATTAACACTTTCCACAAAGTCGATAGCACTTTGGGCCATGTTCTTACAGGCTGTCACTCTTAAGGTTTTGATCTGTGCTCTATTGCTCATGTGGACAGCCTACTATTACCCTGATGAGTGAGGATGCTGATAAGCGTGCTATAGATGATTTATCTAAGCAAGCTCAAGAGGCATCATCTGCCACCATGGCTACACTCATTAGAGCAAGGCGTGATCAAATTAGAGCAGAGATAACAGCAGAGCAAGAAATAGAGAAAGCCTTAAAAAAGTCTATGGCTTCTCTACTCGACACTATAGAGCAGGCTGTGCAGGCCACAGGCCCTGCCTCTATTATTAATGCCTCAGATGATGAGCTTTTAGACTTGCTAATAGCAGGTGGCTTAGGTGAGGCTATAGATGATTTAACTACTCAACAGAGTAAAATACAAACATCAGTTAATAAGGTGCTAACAGCTATTGAACCTGATTTAGATTTAAGTAGCCTAGCACTCTCAGTAGATGAGCTGAGTGCCCAGAATATAGAGGATATATTTGAGGGCGTAATAGTGCCATCTATCAAGCAAAACATAAGAGATAGTTTAAGAGACTTAGAGGTTAATGTGCCTCTTAATACTGTTATGAGTAATCTTCAATTACAAATGAACAGATCACAGGGCAGACAGCTCACAGTGATTAAAACTAAGATTAGTCAATATGGGCGGGGGCTCACTGCCATGGCATCTGCAGTAGCTGAGCTTGATCATTATTTATATACAGGGCCTAGAGATGGTATCACTAGAGACTTTTGCAGGGCTTTAGTTAATCTAGTAGTAGATGAAAAGCAGATGACTAAGCTAAATAATGGACAAGGTTTAGCAGTTAAGACATCAGGCGGGGGCTATAACTGTAGACATAGTTGGAGCCCTGTAACAGAATCATTTATGCAAGCCGCTAATTTAACTAAAGCAAAATCATCAGATATATCTAAAGCTAATAAGGGGGGTAAACAATGATTAAAGTAGCTCGAGGCTCTGACTACATGTTCAAGTGGACAGCTCCACAGCCTGTAACAGGCACAGTAACATTTAATTTATTCAATGGCCCCTCTGGCAATGTAACTGCAAGCATGACTCAAGGGCGTGCAGATGTTACTATTAATGCTATTGCTAATGATAGACGTACACTGACTTTAAGTGCATCAGCATCATCATTGTTAGCTGATCAGCAGAGAGCATTTATTATTACTAATGGTGATACATATTTCAGTGTAACACTATCTAGAATAGTAGGCACTACAGCTATATTAGCTGAGTCATTGCCTCGAGAGATTGACTTAAGCACTAATGCTACTCTACATGTGCCTATGTATTATCATAACATCACAAGTGCTAATCTTAGCAGTAAAGATGGCTACTACAGTTACTCAGTAGTTTATACAGCAGATCTAGGCTCTCAGAATCAAGAGCTAACTGAAAAGGGTATGATCAAAGTAGCTCTAAGACCATTTGACACTGGGCTTGATCATGCTTCATTACTTCGAACTTTTGCACAGCTTGCAGGCATGATACCTAGACGACAATCTGACTTTACGCCTCAGATTAACTCTGCACTTGATGAGTTATCTATGAATGTTAGATCACATCTCTCTGCAGACAATTTAACAGAAGATGAAGTCTTCAATGCTGAGAGCTTTAAGCTTGCCCATGCTTACTGTACTGCAGCTATGATTTATGAGCAAAATGCACAGCTTGATTTAGCAGAGGCATTTAGAGCTAGATGTGCTGACTTAATGGCCTCTGCATTAGATAGCGTGGCATTAGATATAGATGGTGATGGTGTAATAGATGATGGTGAAGAGAACCTAAGTAAATCAGGTGGCTCAGCTACTGACTTTAGAGCCTCTTGGAGTAACTACACTAAAAAAGATAATGATCTAACATTCACACCTGCCAGAGGTATGAGACATTAATCATGCCTACTAAGATCAATATAAAAGTACCTCGCACTTTATGGACTGCACAAGATAGCATGAGGCTAGCAAGTAACACGCTAGCGACTATCAAGCTAAGAACATCAGAAGGCATAGATGCTAATGGTGTTAAGTTTGATGATTACTCTCAAGAGCCTATCTATGTAGCTAAAAAAGGTGCAAGGCTATCACCTAAAGGTGGTAGGCCATCTAGAACAGGCCAGAGTGTTTATTATGCAGGGGGCTATGAGCAATATAAAGAAGATAGCAGAGGCAGAGGGCGCAAGGGCAATAATGACTCAGCTCAAGTAGATCTAGTGCTAAGTGGTCAACTCATGAATAATCTAGTTATTAAAGAGGCCACAGCCACAGGCTTTACTATTGGGCTTACTAAACATGTGCAGAGCTACGGCTATCATGTTAATGAGAAGAGAGAGTTTTTAGGCCTCACTGAAAAAGATGTAGATATATTAAGTGAGGCTGTAGGTATCGAGGTTAGGAAAAAGTTAGGAGTAGCTAAATGACTCAAGGCATATTCTCAGCCCTCGATTATATAGAGAACTTTATAGAGGGCATTACTCCTAAATCTGATGTACATCATGGCTTTGTGGCTGTTAATAGAGGTGATGGGCTCACAGCTTCATTAGAAAATAGACCACACTCAAATAGGTATTTTGAGTTAGAACTTGATGGGCTAGCTCAGGATGATGGCCAGGCAGGCATAAGCGGGCGCAAGCGGAGCAGAGTAAACCTTAGAGTTAGATATGACCTACCTACTGATAAGGGCTACTTAATGAGGCTGATTAATGAAGATACAGCTTTTTTAATTGATACCCTCAAGGGCCCTAATTATGACACTATTAATACAGGTATTGTTTCTATAATACCCCTAACCCCATTGCTAGAGCCTGTGCTAGATACACAGGGTGACGCATTAGCTTTTATGCTATCTCTAGCTTTTGATTTATTATATTTGGAGGCATAACCATGGCATCTACAGTAAGAAGCTTAAGCGTAGCCCTTGAGGGCTCAAGTGATTTTGGTTCATTGGGCACTGATGGTATACCCAATGCATCATCACTAAACTTTATCTCAGTTCCCTGTG